CAAGGTTTCACCTGGTGAAAAAATGGCTGCTCTTGGTAGTGGTAATGTTTCAGTTACTGAAATGAGTGCTTAGTGGCTAAGAAAAGACCGCTTTTTGGTGTTTCAAATTATGTAAAAAGAACTAGGAAAAAAAGACCTGGTAGGCATAAAAAAAAATATAGCAAAAGAATACCAAGAAGAAAAAAATATAGAGGACAAGGCAGATGAAAGATATTGTTAAAGATGGTTTGCAACAAACCACTTATTCTAAAGATGATATGGAGAAAAAAATTGTCATCAAAGAACAAGTCAATATAAACCCACACCTTCAACATAATAAAGCTCTATATAATCATAATGATGGTTATTCAAAATCAAGAGAGCTTAAAAGAGTAGCATCTATACCTACTATTGCATTATCTGTATGGGCAAATGAATACAATGGTGATAGTAATTGGTTTGGACTACCAAAAGAAGTTCAAAAAAAAATATTAAAAGAAAAACTTAATAGTAGTGAGTTTAGATATTTTAGAACAGCAGAAGGAAAAATATAATGGCATTAAATACTTATTCAGCTTTAAAAACATCAGTAGCAAATTGGTTGAATAGAACAGACCTTACCACAGAAATAGAAGACTTTGTTGTTCTAGCAGAAAAAGATTTTAATTCAAAATTAAGAATAAGAAAAATGATAGAACAAACATCAGTAACTATTAATGCTGAAACAGTTGCTTTACCGACAGGATTTTTACAAATAAGAGACTTTTTTATTACACAAGGTGGAACTAAACATTCTTTAACATATATAACTCCAACACAAATGGATCAAATAAAAGGTTCATCAACAAGTGCTATGCCTGAAGTTTATACTATACTTGGAGATAATTTTAGATTTGCACCTATTCCTTCTTCAAGTTTTTCAGGAACATTAAATTTTTATAAAGAGTTTGATCCTTTATCAGATTCAAATACATCTAATTTTATTTTAACAAGTCATCCTGCAATATATCTTTATGGTTCACTATATCATGCTGCTAACTTTTTGGGTGGTGTAGAACCAAGACTTATTCAACAATGGCAACAAATGTATGCTACAGCTCTTGAAAGATTAGAAAGAAATGATAGAGAAGATCAGTTTAGTGGTTCTCCACTACAAATCAGAACAGATGTAACAGTGGAAGCACCTTTCTCAGATCACACAAAAGTAACGAACAATAATACTTAGGACTTTAAATGCAAATACCTTTTGGCGAATGGCTACCAGATCAACCTGAATATTTAAATCCAGGAGCAATAACAGCCAACAATGTTTATTACGCACAAAATTCTTATAAAAGATTTCCTTCATTAGTTACTTATTCTAGTAATACTACATCAGCAAATTCAAGAGGGGCTGGTTCTTTTAGAGATGGATCAAATACTGTATTCAATTTTGTTGCTACAAATACAGATATTTTTCAATTAGATTCAGGAACTTTCACATCAAGAAAATCATCACTTACTGGTGGTAATGATGACTATTTTACATTTACTCAATTTGGTAATCATGTGATAGCAAGTAATGGTGTTGATGCACCTCAATATTATTTAATGGGAACATCAACAAATTTTGCCAATCTTTCATCCATAGGTTCATCTGGAACAGTTCCTGTTTTTAAAGTATCAGGTGTCATAAGAGATTTTTTAGTTACAGGTAATCAATCAAACGCATCCAACAGAATACAATGGTCAGGTATTAATGATATTACAACTTGGGAACCTGGAACAAAACAATCAGACATACAAGACTTACCAGGTTCAGGTGGTCAAATAGTTCATATTACATCTGGTGAAATTGGTTATGTGTTTAGACAAAATCAAATCATTCGTATGGATTATGTAGGTGGTGCAACAGTATTTAGACTTTCAGTAATATCACCAAACAGAGGTGCTGTTTATGGTAGAACAGTTTGTCAAGATAATAGGAGAGTATTCTTTTATGCTGATGATGGTTTCTTTGAAATCAATGGTGATAATGTACTTGCAATAGGTGCTGAGAAAGTTAATAGATTTTTTGATGTAGATTTAAACAAAGCATTTTCTGATAGGATTTGTGCAGCAGTTGATCCCTTTAATCAACTTGCTATGTGGTTATACCCATCCGCACAAGATACAGCAAATACAACTGGTATTTGCGATAAAATTATTATTTATAATTATGCGACTCAAAAATGGTCAACGGCTGATGCTAGTGCTAGTACAATATTTTCACAGTTTGTTGGTGCATACACAGTAGAAACAATGGACTTATTATCTGAAAATTTAGAACAAATAAATATTGCTTTAGACACTGCTTTTTGGAATGGTGGTCAAAAATTATTAGGTGCAATAGATAATAATTTTAAAGCATCTATTTTTTCTGGTACACAAAATCAAGGAACAATAGAAACTAGACAATTAGAGTTGTTTACAGGACACAGAAGCAGTATAACCAATGTTAGACCTATTGTTGATGCTTCTGCAACTGTAACAGTAAAAACTAAAGAAAGATTAGCTGATACAGAAACGGAATCCTCAGTATCAACCATGAATGATAGTGGGGATAATCCTGTAAGAGAATCAGGTAGATATTTTAAAATAAAGGTAGTAACCCCTAGTGGTGTGGCTTGGACTCATGCTCAGGGAGTAGATATTATTGCTACAAAAATTGGTTTAAGATGACGGATAAAACTGATATAGATAATGTTAGATACAGTTTTGAAACTCAAGAGTTTTTTCAAAGACAAATTGAAGAAGCTATCAATACATTAATTAATGAAAAGAATACTGAAAACAATAAGGCATATTCTTGGTTTTTAGGAGATTAGATGACAAGTAACATAAAAGATTATTCAACAACCCAATCATCAAATACAACACTTAATACAATAAATGTTGGTGAGG